CTATCCGTATTTTTAAGAATAATTCTTCCAACTCCTCCAAGAAAACGGCCACTTTCTGTTTCTATATCATAAACATATTCATTTTCTTTTGTTTCTGGTAGTTTAATAATCTTTTTTACTTCTACTTGACTCTTTCTAAATTTCTCACATGTATGAAGAGTATAAATATTTTCTTTCTTATTCCTAGTATTTATAGCTACATTATGACCAAGAGAATATAAAAGAGTGTATAAACCATGTGCTCCGATTTTTCCTTTAATATCAAATTTATATTGTTTAATTCTATTATATGTATGTTTGTCTCCATCTCCTTCATAATATCCATCAAAAAATTGTTTTTTAATTTGATCTGAACTATTAAGAATAAAATAAGGAACTTTTTTATATCCTTCCGAGTCATAAAATAACATTCTCCATTTTTTAACAATGTATTGCATATGACCTAAAGGAACAAGTTTATAAACAGAACTGCTTTGCATTGTGTCTAAAATTTTCCATTGAAATAAAGGTTCACATTTCTCTAATATAGATTTACATCTTTCCAAAAGTGATAAATCTTGGTTATTGATAGCCCAACTATATTTATTTCCACTCTTACAGTTATAAGCTCCACAAGATCCTTCAGCAAAAAACATTCCCCATACATAAGCTAATTCTTCATTTAAATATCTTGATAAGTTTCTGATATATTCAGTTTCTGATATATATTCTTTGTTGTGTATTTTTCTTTTAGAGCCATCAACAAGTCTTTGGTGATTCTGTTTATAAACACATTCTTTACACATCTTTTTATAGTCTTCATAAAACTCAAATGCCAGTTTATGTTCTTTACATTTTATGCATTCATATACTTTTCCTTCTATTAAAGCATCTTTAAATTCAACATCAAGAAAATCTTCTTTTGGAGGAAAGCTGTGGTAAAGTTCTGAACCAATTTTTAGTTCACTTGGTTTAATTTTGTTTAAATTTTCATCAAGTAAAGAATGATCTTCTGTTACATCAACACATCCAGTATGAGTAAGAACTCTATACATCTTTTTAACTGTCTTGTGTCTAATAACACGACGAATACGTGACCATTCATTTCCTGTCCATACTTCTAAAATATTCATAATACGATAGTTTCCTGAAGAAACAAATGGTAAAGTTTGTTGTTTTTCTTTACGATTGGAATCAATATCATCAGATTTAAATTCTTCGTAAGGTTTCCATACTTCTCCAATATTGTCTATTCTTAAAATATCTATTGTTCCATCTTCGTATCTTACAAGAATTGGTGTATCTCCTGTTACACTATCTCCATAGATCAATTTTGCTCCATAATTTTCTACTAAAAATTTAGAAGCTTTTTCAATGGATTGTCTTCCTTTTGCTGTTGTACACATTGCACCTGGAAGAAATGGTAAATAACCTCTTTTAACACCCATTCCACCATACATACTGTTACATGATACCTTAAAAGCTAATTGTCGTTTATCAAAAACTGTAATCATTCTTTCTGTTTCTTCTTTTTCTTTTTCATCAGTCATTTCTTCTACCAATCGTTGAAGTCTTTCCATTTCTTTTTTTGCCTTTTTACGGGCATCAATAAGATTTGTAAGAAGTGTTGGAATAATACCCATAGGCTCTCTCAAAAACCGAAAACGATTCTTTTTACAAATAACAATCTTTTTTGCTTTTACTATTTTAGTATCCGGACAAGTACAGTTAAAGTGATCTTCCCATTCAAATATATGACATTTTTCATCTGGAATACTCTCATCTAAAACAAGTGTTGAATAATCAATATTATAAGCAATAATTGTTGATGGATATAGACTTGAAAAATCAAAAGATACAACCATATCATATAAACCTGGAATAGGAGTAAATACATATGCTCCTGTAAAATGATCATTTTCATTTGTAACAAATGAATCTTTATCAATCACAATATTATCTTCCAGACACTTTTTATATACTTGAGAAAAAATCTTAATCTGCTGACCTTGTGTAAATAGAGTAAAAATAGGAGTATTGCAAGTATTAGACATTTCAGTCAACCCAATCCATATCTGAAGCTTTTCAAATAGTTTTATTACCAGTTCAGAATCCTTAACACAATACTTTGCAACAATACTTAGAGTTTCCGGAGTAAACATACGATAACATTTAAAAATACCCTTGTGTGTAAGAGGATCTTTTGTTTGTCCTATAAAAAAATCGGAAACTGTTTTTAATTTATAATTCTCAAGTTTATAATCTCGTTGAATAATAGGCAACATATCAATCCATAATCTGCCAGGAGAGTCAAGATATGTAAAGTTTTGATTTTTAAATGCGCTACTACTCCATTCAATTTTTACTTCTTTAGAATGTATTCCTCTAATAAAAGAAAGTTGATCAAACATAGAAGTAATAGCATTTAATTTAGTTCTACCATAAATATATGGAATATCAAATCCAAAAATATTATATCCACACAAAATTTGTGGATTGATTGTATTAATAATCTCATTAAAACCCATAAGTAAATCAGATTCCGTGTCAAACATTCTTATCTCAACATCTTCTCCTACCTTTTCTGGAATAATATCTACAATTTCTCCTTTTTTATTTTTACCCAAAGATAGAATAAATTTTTTATAGTTTTCTTCTTTATCACCATTACGGCATACAACACATGAAATTTGAAAGATTTTATCTTCTGGAAGATTTACTTGAGGAGTAATATTTGGATTACTTGAATTTACTTCAATATCAAAGCTCATAATAAGAGGAGAAGAAACTGTATTTTTATCAATTGGAATAAAGTTTTTCCAGCTCGCGACATATTCATGTGTACACGAACTTGTTTTATCATCTTCTTTATCGAGCTTAAATCCAGCGAATCTAAACCAACTTGACGGCTTTAGATTTTTTAGGCACATAAATTGAAGAATAGGATTAGCTTCGCTTTCATGTGTTTTTAATTGTATTTTTCCTACACCACTCACAATCATAGGAATTTTCATTTTATAAGAAAATTGTTTAAGATCAGTTGTTGACTTAAAATAACATTTTAGGAATGGATATAGATTATCTTCTAATTTACCTGATTTATCAGTGTGTTTTTTGGCATAGTATAATTTTCTCTTAAGTTCAAATTTTCTTTCTGAAGGTTTAAATCTTCCACACGTTTCATCAATTTTATTAGATATAGCCTGGACTTTTGATTTAGCTTCGTCCCAGTTTAAATTTTGGATATAAGGCAATTCCAAATAAAGATAAGGCTTAAAATCTTCAATAAGAATAAAGACACTTTCATTATTTTTACTTAGACCAAATATTCTTAATTTAAGAGAACCATATTCTTCATAAGTGTTCCAACTGTAAGGAAATACCTCCATATCTTTTCTTTTAATAAATTGGTATTATTTACTTATAAAATCATTTTTATAAGTAATATTTAACTATACGATAACTTAATTTATAAACCTTCAACGGTTTAATTAAAATTTTAAAAGATAGTAAAAAAAAAATAAAAATAAAAATAATGGTTTAAAGAAAATGTCATTAACTTCTCAACAACAACAAATTGCCCAAAAGGGAAATGAATCAAATTTTTATTCTCAATTCAAAACCAGAGCTGTACCAAATGGTTGTCAGACTAAAGTTATTGGACTTGGAAGTAACTGGAATAGAGGAGGTGTAAACTCTGTTTTATCAGGTGTAAGAGCTACTCCTTATCTACCATGCATTACCAATGGTAATAAACGTGTATTAACAAGTAATATTAGTACAAGTCCAGCTGCTAACGGCGAACAGTTTTTAGGTTTTGGATATTATCAAACTGCTCAAGATGGAAACATCTACGTATAAAAATTAATAGATATTATTTCATGTTATTATTAAAATCAATAATAACATAATCACCATAATAACATAATCACCATAATAACATAATCACCATAATAACATAATCACCATAATCACACACATTATTTTTTCTGTCTAAGCATCTTTGTATTGATATAACTATCAGTTGCAGAATTATTATAAGTATCACAACACTCTGTCTTAAATGTCATTATTCCTTTTTGTAAAGGCTCTCCTGGTGCAAAATCAGATGACATTTTATAACCAGCAAAGTATGGAGCTCTTATACCCTTTCCAAATAAAGGTAATGGTCTACTCCTATAGTTATATAAATTCGAATAATCACTACAATTTATCTGTTGTCTTTCCATTTTATATTAAAGAATTTTAAATCTTTTTTGATTTAAAATTTATCATATTTATTTATATCTCTTATCTCTGTGTAATATATTATTATTTATGCCTTACGATTAATTGTTCGTCGAACAGGAGCCTTTGGTGCAGGTGTCTGCAAAACTGGTGGAGGAGGTGTAGAGTCATCATCTGAATCACCAGTTACTGAATGACGATCATCATCTGAACCTTGATTGACTTGATGAGACGAGGAAGAAGACGAAGAAGACGAAGAAGACGAAGAAGAAGACGAAGAAGACGAAGTCTTCTCATCATCAAATACAACATTAGAAGAAGTATAAGCCATCTTCTGAAGAAAGCGACGAGGGGCCGAATCAATCAATTTAATCTGTGCTTCATAAACTTTTACCTGAAGACTAATACGAGCACCAATAAAAATACCCTCAAACTTGATAGCAGCAGTTGAATAACAACGCTTTCCAAGAATAGATAGAGGATCAATATCATTTCCATTCTCATCACAAAATGGTGTAGTAATCATATCGCTCTTCTTGTTTTGCATCACTTTAGCATATAGAGTTGGACCGGTGCCATCAACAATCTTACCCTTGTCCTTCTTGTAGTACAAGGGATTCAACTTCTTCAAATCAGCTGGCTCAAGTTCATATTTCTCAATATCATCCTTGTGATCAAGTAGATACTGCTTTACATTTTCTACGATAGAATTAAATGTTTCGACCCACTTCTTCTGCTCATCAGTTGGATTCTCCTTGTTATAGAGACAGAGAGAAAGAGAATAACCATCTGTCTTTTGAGACTGTGGATTGATATTCTCTGACAATCCAAACGAATATACCTGCAAAGTAGGAATCACAAGATCGCCAAGTGATCCATCAGGATTTCGTGTACCAATTGCGATGCGCTTAAACTTAACAGTATCGTTAAGAATAGATCCATCAATTGGTTTACGAAAACGCATGTTCTTAATATCATAGTCGGAAGCAGAAGTTAGTTGAGTGTTATCGAAAGACATTTTGATAATTTGGGGGTGAGTTTTGAGTGATTGTTTTATTATTTGTTTTCTTCTTTAGATATTGATTAAAAAATCATTTTTATTTTTATGATATTTATTTTTTTATTTTTTTTATGTAGAGGATATTCTTATTTAAATAATTTTTTATATAAAATCATATTCATTGTTCCCATATGTAAATTACATGATCTACAAACTGGTTCGAGATTATCTATATCATTATTTCCACCATCTCTAACAGATATTACATGCCCACAATCAAAATTGGTATTAGCTATCTCTTCTGAACAACAAAAACATTCTCCATTTATTTTATCGTTGCACCGCTTTTTCCATACCTCCATTCTTAGTGTTCTACTTATATTCTTTCTTAACTTTATTTCTTTTCCTATTACAAAATGTTCTTGTTCTTCAAAAGGGGTATAAGATCTTTCTAAAAGTCTCTCGATCCATTCATAATTTCTAAACATTCCAAGATAAAATTCTTCACTTCTTGCTTCATTTATAATATTTTCCTTAATCCCATAACTTAATAAAGTTTTATTAGACTGATCAGAATAATATTTATTTAATTCTTTTATATATTCAATCCATATAGTAACTGTTTCTTCTGTTATATTGAATCTATTGATCATATTATAACCTTGAATTTTTCTACAAATTATATCAAGATTTATATTTAATCCACGTGGATTTTCACTTGCTTTACAATACTTTCCAAATCGATTTGAAAAATATTGTTGGATAATTCGAAAAATAATTGGTTCCATATTTCCCATATATAATTCCACTTTTTTAGAAGTATTAATAATATTATATATCTCGATTGCTTCTTCTTTATTTTTTACATCATATAAATCTATTCTTACTTTTAATTCTAAAACCTCTGGATATTCTTTTGATAACTTATTAAGAGCTCCTGTACGATGTTGTCCATCAAGAATAATCATTTTTTCTTCTTTTTCTTGTTTTTCTTCATTAATTATTTTTGATAAACTTATCACTCCAGGTAAAAAGATTTCATTATACTGTTTATAATATTCAGATAGATGTATATATATAATATCTACATGTTCCTTATTTTCAAGTCTTTGGAAAGAAGCGATATAAGTATTATCCAATAGATCACCAACGCGAATCTTATGATGTGTTTTTACCTTTTTATTCATAATTTTTAAACTTAATATAATTATATATTAAGTTTTTTCCCTTTAATTATACCTTTTAAATTTTTTATTAAAAAATAATTTATTCAGTTGTCAACATTCGTCTAATAATTGAATACAAGGTAGGTACAAATTTATCCTTGTTTAGAACACCAAATACATAAGACAAAGAAACTTTATTATTCTGGCGATCAGAAATATGCCATCCATGACACTCTGTAATAATTCGATACTCTTCTTGGGGTACAACAATAAAATTTTTATTAATAAAACGAGATACATATGCATTATGGATTGTCTTGGCAATCTTAATAATCAGATTTTCATATTTTAGAAAAGAATTAATATTCTCTGGATACATTTCATACATCATCATTGAATATACGGAATTTGACCTGTTTTGTAGATAACGATTGCAAATATCTGGTTCGTTTCCTCTAACTTTAGAAAACAACTGATACTTTGAGTTTAGAATTTTAAAATGACTATTTCCATAAAATCCAATAACTCCTTGATTATTAAGAGGATTAGTATTCTTAACTTCATTAAAAACTTCATCCCAACTTTGAAATAATAGCTGAGTCTGTGTTGGAAATTTAAAAGGAACAGGTGATTCAGAACTAAAATCTTTTAGTTCTGGATAACACGACAAACATCCAATGAAATAAACTTTAGTTTCATTATCTAAAGGAGGACTAGAAACAATTCGATTGTCAAGGGTATTTCGAATTAGAAAAATATATGTATAGGATTGATCCAATAGAGAAGTCAAACAATCCAAACTTTCATATCCAAGTTCTGTAATGCTATTAGTAAAGATATCTCCAAAAGAAGGAGAATTTTTTGATCCCCACCTACTATTAAAAGCATTCAACTTACGATGTGTTGAAACATACCATTTCCCATCATTATAAAAAAGACGAATAAATGTTCCTTCCTTTGAAGAAAAAAATTTTACCTGTTTAAAATCAATATTTTGAACAAGTTCCTGTTGTGTATCATTATATTCTTGTGTAAAACCGAGAGACTTTGAAATGATAGTATCTCCCTTAAATACAATACCCCTACAGTTTTTAATTTCATCTGAACTATCATTGTCACAAAACTTGTAAGAATAAATTTGGAGACATCCATCATCATCTGTCTTCTCAACAAAATCAGACAGATGTGAAATAGAAGTTGGTAAAGTTGAATTTGAATTTGAACAAGACATTTTTATTATATAAATAACTCTTTATATTGCTTTTCTTAAACTCTTTCTTGTTTTTCTTACGCTCTTTCTTACGCTCTTTCTTAAACTCTTTCTTGTTTTTCTTAAACTCTTTCTTAAGCTCTTTCTTGTTCTCTTTCTTGTTTTTCTTAAACTCTTTCTTAAGCTCTTTCTTGTTCTCTTTCTTCTTTTAATAGATTTATTCTTTCTAAATCTAAAATTCTGATTTTCTAAAATATCAATATATGTTTGTCCCATATTATTTACAATATCTATATTTGCACCTGCATGTAATAATATATCTACTACTTCTCTATCATTATTCATTGCTGCTAATAATAATGCATTGTTTCCATTGCGGTCTTGAAAATCAATATCAATATGATTTAAACGAGAACCTGTTGTTAAAAATTCTATAACTCTATAACTCTATTATAATTTTCTGGATCTATACCATATTCTTCTCCTCTTGTTCTTTTAGACGATAGCTTCCATTAATCTTGTATAATGTCCTTTAAAATGTCCAATATAGGTACGAAAATCTGGTGTTTCTTTTATTCTTCCTAATTCGTCTGGATCTTCTCTGTAAAGTTCTCTTAATTTATTTAGATCAGCATAGTTTATAGCTATATTATATGTTTTTTGTAAATTATCACCAGCAATATTATATAATTTATTTATATCCATTTTTATATAAATAGTATAAAAATATAAAAAACATCTATTATCATATATAAAACAATTTTATTGTATTATATAAAATGGCAGTTGAAATAAAAATGGATGATATATTATATCTTCACAGTAGTGAACAAGTTCCTTTTGGAAAATTATCTCCATTATATAGAGAAAAATTGAAAATTAATCAAGAAGATGCATCAAATGTTATATCTTATTGTTATGCTGGTTTACTTGAAAAAGGTGGAAGAAGAAATGGAATTCTTTCAGAAAATGGAAGAGAAGCCAGAACAGAATCTTTAAAATATTTTAGAGAAGAGAAGGATGAACTTTATAATGAATCGATGTATAACGGTTTATTTGAAAAGATTAAACAAGACCCAAGAGCAAAACAAAGTCTTTTAGAATCTGGTAATGATATTATAGTTTATCAATCTGAAAATATATATTTAGGTGTAAATTCTTCCGGAGAAGGACAAAATATTATTGGTAGTATGTTAATGAAAATAAGAATTGTTATTCAAAAGCAAGTAAAAGAAGATAATCAAAAAAGATTTAAACACTTGGTACAACTTGGAAAATATAATATATATATTGTTCATAAATCTTTAGAACAAAGAATTTTAAATGGTATAGATGACTTGTCAGATTATATTGGTAAAATGCCAGATGAAATTATATCAACACTTAACTTATCTCCATTTCCGGGTAAGTTTGATATAGATTTACCAGAAGAATTTATTTATTTCCTAAAATATCCTAGAAGTATAGCAGAAGTATTAAGAAATCAATATGCTGATGAATATAATGATCAACTTGTAAAAATAAAAAAGAGACAAGTATTAAATTCTTTTTTGATTAAAAATGCCATTAAAGATCTTCCAACAAATCATGACGAACTTTATGATAGATATAAACAACTAACAGATAAAAAAGTTTTTAATCAAGAATATGAGAGTCTTTCAAAAATATTTAGACCTATTGTTTCTGAAATAAATTCCTTCATACAAAAAATTGGTAGTGGCATTTCTGAATTAGAAGACAGAATTTACTTTTTAGCATCACAGAACATGTTAGACGGAATTAGTTCTGATATTGATAAACCTGTGATTAAAGTTTCACAAGAATATATAGAGGTACAACGTGGCTATCGAAATCAGGAACAAAAAAAGTTATTAGATCTCCTAAAAGACTATAATAAAAAAGAAGTTGTAGATACTGAAGATGTAAAGAAGAAAAATCAAGAGAAGATTGAAAAACAAAAGAAAGCTTTTAGAGAAGCTGAAGAAAAATTTTATAAATCAGAAAAGAATTATATGAAAGAAGCAGCAAAAATAGCTGAACGGGAATACATGAGAAACAAAGGATTTCAACCTGATAGTGAAGATGAAGATGATAGCGAATCAGAAGAATCAGATAGTGATGACGAAATTCCCGAAAAGATGGAGATGTTATACAGTAAATATAAACAAAACTATAAACAAATGTATGATGAAGTTCTAAATGTAAAAAGATATTTAAAAAATAAAGAAGAAACAGAAAGATTATTAGAAGAATATAATAAGAAAATACCTAAACAACCTTTTAAATGGAAAAGAGTTGGTAAAGTACCCTATGGTAAGGATGATGACTGGGTTCGTGGTAAACAATATTATGAATTAACACCAAGCGATGAAGTTATTTTAGATGATTCACTCAACCAAATTATTCCTATAAAAAGACAAAATAAGCCGATAAAAGAATTTGAAATTTTGCCTGCTGTAAAAGGAAAAACCCAACGTTTTCCAGTATCTCGGTCATTACAAATGAAAAAAAGACTTGATGAGAGTGATTATAAGAGTGATGGTGAAAATTTATATGACAAGGAAGAGATCTTTGATATATTATTAAAATATTCATCAAGTCAAGAAGATCTAAAAGAATTGCCTATTTTAGTAGATTCTTTTATATTAGGAAATTCTCAAAGATCTGAAACTATGTATAAATTTTCAGACTCTGATCCATTATCTCCATCTTTTATAGATTTTCTTGAAATAAATCACTTTGTTTTTCCAAATGTTTATTATTATATATATTTTAAACTTTTAGCAAGCATCTCTCCAAAAGATCAGGTTATGTTTTCAATTTATAATATATTACTTATAAATCCTTCAAGAAATAGTTCAGATCTTCGAAATTTTAAACCAATTGATGAATTAAAAGGAATATATAATAATTTTGAAGGTCTTTTTGTTTCAGACAAGTTAACAAAAAGAGCTAAAAAAGTTCTGAATGAAAAATTTAGATATATACCTAATTCATCTAAAGATAGATTAAGTATAGTATGTAAGCTTTTAATTTCTAGTTATCCAAGAGGATTGATATATGATAGTGATGATTTAATACTTGGATTTTCAAAAGGACAAGGATACAATATAATAGGAAGAATTATGATGGAAATAAGAGATGAATTGTTAGCAAAATATGGTTTAATAAAACTTGATGAATTTGTAGAAGAAATACCTGAAAAAGAAAGAAGAGAAAGACGTCCTCTCTACGAATTTATTCAGGAAAAGACAAAAGAGTTTTTATATGTCTTTTCTAATTATGTCGACTATATTAAGAATAAGACTGATATAAATGATGAAGACGTATCATTTATTCTTGATATACTATACAAGAATTGTTCTTCAAAAATAAAGAAAATATTAGAGAGCATAAAGCATATACCACCTATGCCAATTTCATTTGAAAAACAGTATACGACATTTTTGAAAAATTTTAATTACACCATTAATAAGAGTTCATTGGAAAAATTATGGTCTCATGTTTATATACTAAATGAATTATATTACATTGAGGTTTTTCATAAAAATATTTATCTATTTGACTCTAAAAATGTCGGATCATTTGGAAAAACAATTGATCAGGCTGATGAAAATTGGTTTATATCTTCAGTTAAGAAACTAAAAGATGTTTTTGGAAATGTAGATGTAAGTTTAGGTATTAATTATAATATAGATGGTAAAGCTGGAAGTATGAGTATAAATAGAATTAATATTTACAATTTTAAAGATAAGAATTTAGAAGAATATTATAACAATACAATTATGAAGCTTCTAACTAAATTAAAGACAGATACTGATTCTATAACAAGAGTTTTTGTTACTGTTTATGAAACTCCTATTTCTGTTATTAGACAAAGATATGTTAAAGAAAAAGAAAAGGCCTGTAGTAAATCTATCTCTATCAAAAAAACAGAAAACGAAAAAAGATTAAGATGTGTTGTAGACACATTTATAAGTATTCTTAAAAAACTTAAAAAGAAAGGGGTTATACAATCAAACATAAATGATAGTATATTACTATTTATTAATAGATTATTATCTATATCTGGTTCGATTAATAAAGGTTTTATTATCAAAAATTTATCAACTTATGAACAGAAAGAGGATGAAGATCAGCTTTACGAAACTACGCTTTCTCAGAGAGTAAAAAATTTATTTTTAGAAAAGGGCTTTAGTATTGATAATATAGATGATGCTATGATATTATTGAAAAACTTGGCATATCATCCCAATTATAATGATGTAATGGCAAGAGTTCTATCATTTTCAGAAAAAGAAGATGAAGGTGATTATGATGATATAGAAAAAGGAGATAAAAGATTGTCTGAAGATGAACTTGAAAAACTTAAAAGACTATTTAGAGAAAAGGGTAAAGTAAATAAAAGATTTACTGGAGATGATTATGAAGATAAAGATGACGAGTCAGATGACGAGTCAGATGAAGAAAAGAAACCAAAAAAGAAAAAGAAATCGTCTGGTGTAGATGAAGAACTAGACAAAATAGATGAAGATATAAAAAAGAACGCTAAAGATGATGATAAAAAAAGAAAAAAAGAATCGTCTGATGAAGAAGAAGACGAAGAAAGTGATGGAGAAGAAGGGTATGATATTGATTTACATGATGTAAATTCAGAAGCAGAAGATGAAGAAAGTGAAGGAGATGAAGATTTGTTGTTTGATGATGATAATGAATAAAATAATATAACGAATAAAAAGAATAAAAAGAATAAAAAGACATACAATAAATTATTTATAATAATAAATAATATAAAATAGATGTCGGTAATAGCAGAAGTAGTTGTAAATGGAAATCCTCTTAATATATATAATAGCGATACGAACCAAACTTTTATAAATAGAGTTGCTGCTTTATTAAAAACATATATAAACTTTATTGAAGATGTAAACATAGATGATTTAAAAACAGGAGATGAAATAATTGTAGGAAGTTTAAAAAACGATATAAAAGATTATGAATACAGCGATGATCCAGATGAAAATGTAATTTTTATAAAAGACTTACAAGAAAAATATAATAAGAATGATATGCTAACAATATTAAAATTATTTTTATCACTTCACCCCCATTTTACAACACATGATATTAGTGAATATTTTAGTATGACTGAACTTGAACCATTTGAAAAAGCTTTAAAGGATAATGATATTTATCTTAATTTAGAAAGATTTTTAAAAGAGGGAAAAACTGAATTTATGAGAGATATAAAACAACGTATATCTTATTCAATAAGAGAAGCAGAACAGTTACAAGATTTAAATAAGGATTTGGTAAAAATTAAATCAATTATTAGAGATATAGATAGATTAAGTATTAAAAAAGATAATTCTGATTTGAAAATTATAACAAATTTAAAAGAAGAGAATTTTTCTCTCTCTAGTATTTTTTCCAATGTGATATGCACAGATCAATCTCCATTTTTAACATATAATAATATTTTTAAGGTCTATAAGAATTTTGATATGAATATACCAGAAGATTGGAATATTAGTTCTTCAAACTTTATGATACTTAAAATAAATGTGGATAGTGATAAATATACCGATTGTAATATTTATTACGATAAGGGCTTATTGAGTCTGTTAATAAATATTAACTATACCCAATATAGCAATCTTTCGGAAGAAAATGTTAGAGAAAAGGTAAAACTTAAACTTCGGGAATGTTTTATTAATTTTTCTGATTTTTCTTTTGTTGAAGAAAAGGAAGTTGAAATATCAGAAAATGTTATTATTCCAGACCAGACATTTGATACTTATATATTAAGTGATATTATTATGAATAATAATATATTTTGTAGATTTTTAGCTGTAAATGAAAGTGTACAGACAACAAAAAAGAAAACTGGATTATATATTCATTACTTTTTAAAAAATTCACACGGAACTTGTAATATCACTACATTAGAAGATACATCTTCTTATCCAATAAAAACGGTTATTAGACTTAGAATTAAAAAGGCCAAGGATCAAGAAGTAGCTAATGAATTTATTAATTTAGTTGGAAAGTTATTATCGGTATATAATGATGACCAACAAAAAATTATTTCTTTTTATAAAAAATATATAATAGACTTTCCAAAAGAAAAAGAAAAAGAAATAATAGAAGAAATAAATCCTCCTCTTCAAAAATTGGTACCCGACTTGTTTGTTAAAGGATATCCATATAAATGTCAATATCCTCCTATAATTATACAAGAAGAAAATGTTGATAGTTATCCAAAACAGAGTGTGATGAAGTATCCGATAAAAGGAGAAGGAAATCCCCATTACTACTATTGTAATGACAAAAAGAAAGAAGGTTTTAAATATATAGGATTAAGAGTTAATAATCTTCAAAATAAAGATAAATATAAATATATTCCATGCTGTTTTCAATCTGATCAGACAAAAAGAAAGGGTCCCTATATGGAATATTTTGAAGGAGAAGTAATGGAAAAGGGTCCACAACAAAATATTATTGTAACAAATAAGTTTGTAAGAAAAGGAGAACTTGGTGTTCTTCCAAATAATTTAGATAGGTTATTAATAAGTATGAATAGTTCATATAATTATTTAAGAAAAGGTGTTTTAGATACTCCATTAAGCTTTTTAGATTGTGTTTTAGAAGCAACAGAAAAATATAAAGGAAAGAAAAAAGCTGATAGAGAAGGTATTTTAATTGACGAATTTGAAAAGATTGTTTTTCAATCTAATATTGGAATTGCAAGCCAAGAAAACCCTGGAAAAACTGAAATAGAAATAAAAGATTATATTGATCAACAACCAAACTCATATATGATGCCAAGTAAGACAGTTAGATTATGCGAACAATTTTATAATTGTAAAATTATAGTTTTTTCAAGAGGAAAAAATGATAGAGATGCTATTCTTTCTTTACCATATCATGATTTAGTTTATCTCTATGAAAAGTTTGATAATAAAAAAATTGTTTTAATTTATCAACATTACGGAAAAGAATTTGATTTAAAATATCCAAAATGTGAACTTATCGTTAGATATGAATCATTAGATGAAGGGGTATACGATATTTTTAGCGGAAATTTTTCAAAAACTATATATAGTTTTTATAATACATTAATGACCCAGTATTATTATTCTATATTTGATAAAAATCTAAATGTAATTAACGGTTTTGATTTATCAGAATTAATCCGTCTTAATCCAACTCACCAAATTATAGATAATTATGGAAAAGCAAGAGGAGTAGTTCTAAATAATATTATTTTATTGTCAGAACCATTTCCTCCAATTAACACAAAAGTTTTGTTTTTAGAAGGAAAATATCATTCTAATCTTTATAAAGAGAATAATTTAGATGATGTAATGGAATTTATAAATGAAAATGCTATAACAATTGATTCACAAGTTATTATAAATAAAAAAATAAGAGAAATTAATCTTAAAATAAGCGGTATAATATTTACAATAAAAGTAAATAAAATAGATATTGAAATAGATGAAATAAAAACAGATATTATAGAAAGATATCCAAGTATAAACGAAGATATCGATAAAGTTCTTCGCTTAAAAAGATTAGCTTTCATTATCTCTGAATATTTTAGCTACTATTTTTCATGTTATTTAAATGAAAACAATAAGACTTTATCTTTACAATCTATTAAAGAATTTATAACAAGAAAAATTAGAGTAACTAATGACATTAATGATTATGTTATTTCAGATAACCCTCTTATATCAAAAGAAGTATTAAAAGAATATAATTTTATTTCTAATGACTTTAATGAACATTTTCTTATTGAAAATATAGAAACTCTTAGAAGACTAATATATACCTTGAGAGTAAAAATGTTAAATAATACAAATAATTTAATAAATTATTATAAAAACAAACAAGTACATAATTTTTACGAAGATATAGGAACTTTATCTAAAAATCCAGATAATATAGTAGTAAATAAGATATCAGATTTACAAAAAATAGATAATAAAGTTTATGATAGAATACAGACTGAAAGTGATCAATTTTTTATGTATAATCCTCTTATTAATAATAATAATCCTATTTTACTAAAGAGATCTTCTGATAAAGAAGAAGCATTCGTTATATCATCTAACTGGAGTAAATATAATAAAATTACTACATACGATGATGAAGATCCACTTGATAATAATATTTTGTACCTCTATAAATCATTCCTTGATATAAAAATAAAAAAGGATATAAAAGATAAAAAGGATAAACTTTCATATGTTTTAAAATACAGAAAAGATAAAGAAGATAATTATTTGGCTTTGATTAACATGTAAATTTAATTTAGAAAATAATAGAGAAACTTTAGGTTTAGAAAAACAAGACTTTAAAATAATTAATTATATTATAAGAAAAATATAATTAAAATTCTTACTTTGCTAAAAAAAATATTTTTTTATAGGATTATTATATTTTTTGAAAATTCAACACACACAAAAAAAATGTGTGTGTTGAATTTTTTAAAAATCTTAGGAAAATATTTTAAAAAATAAAATATTTTTACTTTATAAATTTTAAGCTTATTTTTTGCTTTAAAATTTTTAAGAAAAAAAATAATTATAAAGTAAAAATTTTTGAAAGATTTTTATCATAATTAGTCATAATTAATCATGATTAATCATGATTAATCATGATTAATTATGACTAATTATGATTAATGAATTTAAATGTACTTTTAATTAATTAAAAGAGAATGGATGATAGTATATGTAAATTTTGTTCTAAAGAATTTTCGTCTAAATATGTTCTCTTAAATCATCAAAAAACAGCTAAAAATTGTTTAAAACTTCAAGGGAAAAATGATGTAGAATCAGAAGCTGAATGTGAGAATTGTAAGAAAACATTATCCATTAGATGTTATAAACAACATAAACTAAAATGTGATGAAAAATATCAAGAAGTAAAAGAAATAGAAAGAGATAAAGAAAGAGATAAAGAAAGAGATAAAGAAATAAAAGAATTATATGATATTATAGAAAATTATAAATTAGAAATAAGAGTGTTTGAAAAGGAGAATGAAAAACAAAATATTATTAATACAAAACTTGAAAAGCACATTGAAAAACTTGAAAAACAACTTGATAATTTTCATGTGACAAGTACAAGTATAACTATGAAATTAGCAGAAAAGAATAATACGATTAATACTGTTAACAATAAAACATTTGTTATTAATAATAATCCTCCTTTAACAAATGAAGTTCTTAGACAATATGCTAATACATTTACTATTGATAATGCATATAATATCAATGGTATAACAAAACATCTTACATCTTCTTTAGAAAACCATATTGTATGTACAGATCCTTCGAGAAATATATTCAAGTATACAAACGAAAAAGATGAAGAAATTATTGATAAAGATCTGGAAATTTTATTACCTCATTATTTAACATCGATTAAAGATAGAAATAATTTTTTATATAAAGAGGTTTTTGATTATTTTAGAAATAATAATGTTCCAATTAGTGTACAAACAGATTATAAAATATTTTATGATGCTCTAAATACTATTATAAATAACAGTGGCCAACAAACTAAATATACAGAAAAATGTAAACAGTATATGGTCAAAGAGTGTAAAAGAAGATTTTTAGATAAGAATAAGAATAAAGATAAAGATATTATAAAGAAGTTAACAGTAGAAGAAGTAATGAAAAATGTTATAGAAACAGGAGGAACAGTAAATGATTTTATAAAAATTCTTTTTCCTACCTTTCTAAATGAAGATATGGAAGAAACAGATGATGAAATAAAATATAGAAGAGATATGGAAGATATGTTTATTAAGAAAAAGAGAGAATGGCGAGAATATAGGGATTATAAAGATGATAAAGATGA